GGCTAAAAAAGAAGTTGCTGCTAAAAAAATATTAAAGAAGATGGGTGATAAGGGTAGATATGACTCAGCAAATCAGTTAAAAACATTAATTGTAATGCAAGTGTTAGGAAACTCTAAATCTTTCTTTGATAGTCAACAAAGCCTTAACGACATAGAAGGATTTTTTACAGATAATGTAATACCTGATGCTGAGTTAACAACTAATAACATAGCTCAATATTTTTTGTTTGCAGGAAGTGATGGATTAATGGATGAGATGATAATGCAACAATGGCAACAAATTTCGGAATAGCCATGGCAGAAATGGAATTTGCGGGTTTAAAATTCAAGGGCGGAAAAATATTCGTAGTTCTTACAGCACTTGGTACTTTACTTGGTGGTGCGTGGGGCGTGTTTGAATTTTACAAAGACTACCTCAATATGAAAGATTCTATTTCATCGTATGTAGCTCCTGACCTTTCAGAGTTTGATAAAACTATTGCTTTAACTAAAGAAGAAATGAAAAGTAAAACAGAGCTGATACAAACAGAAGTTGAAATGATAATGCAAGAAATGGAAATGATGATGTCAGAAATCCGCTTAGTAAGTGATGTGGCAAACGAACTCAAAAACGACCTTCGGCAAGATGTAAGAAGAGTAGAGAAAATTGTTAATGATGTAGAGCAACAAGTTAAAGAAGATGCTAGAGATAATTCAAAAGATTTAAAAATTACCGTAGATACAATAGAAGAAGATATGTCAAAATTACAATCTGATTTAGAAGAAAAGATGAAAGAATTACAAGAAAGTATTGATAAACAAATTAAACTAACTCTTGCTAATCCTTTATCACAAATGAAGTAATGGCTGTTAAACTTCCTAACAACGAATATTTTACACCTACTAAAAAAAGAACGAGCATTGGTCACTCAAACAAATCAAGACCTAAGAATAAAAGAAAGAGATTGACATGGAAAAAATACAACCGTCAAGGCAAGATATAATAGAAGACGTTAGACTTTGGTCTAAAAACTTTTTAGAGGTATCTAATATACACTTAGGTGGCGTTCCTGCTTGTCCCTTTGCTAAAAAAGCATGGGCTGATAATAAAGTTTGGATTGCCGTTAAAACTAAACACAGCACTTACAAGAAAGAGTTGAATGATTGTATTAAAAATTTAGATTTTTCAAAAAAAGATATATTAATATTCTGCGATCCTTATTACAGCTATTCTCCTGACGAATTGCATTTAGCTACAGAAGATTACAATGAATGGTATAATAGAAAAGATATCTATTTTATGAGTTTTCACCCCTCCAATCCAGCAACCGTAGATGAGCAGGAATTTTTAGTTTCTCCTACTGATGAAATAGGGGAAACGCCTGATTATCCCGATTATAAATATTCTATGATGCTAGTACAAAAGTTCTCGCAATTACAGCAAGCTTCTGATAAATTGCATAAACAAGGCTATTATAGTCAATGGCCTAAAGGATACTATCGAGACGTCGTTGTATCTAGACAAGAAAAATACAAAAAGATCAATGGAGGTCTATCATGATGGGTAAGAAAAAAATGGCTAAAGGTGGAGTTGCTAAGATGATGGGTGGTGGCACTGTTAAAAAAACTGCTAGAATGAGAGGTGGCGGCACCGTTAAAAAAATGGCTAACGGTGGCGACGCTATTAATCAACATAAACGAATGGCTATGGGGGAACCTGTAAACATGAACATGGGTGGCCGTACTGGTGACATGATGTATTCAAGAGGTTATGGTGTTGGTGAAAGAGGTAAGCGTATGCCTACTGAACTAATGACTGCGCCTGGAATGAAAAAAGGTGGTAAGGTTAAAAAGAAAAAGAAACAAGGATATAAAGATCGTAAAGATGAATCTATTGCTATGAGAGTTAAAAAGAAAAGAACTAAAAAACAATTAACTGCTAGTAGAAATGAATCTTATGGTAAATTTGGAAGTAAGGCTCGTAAAAAAGGCAAGATTAACAAATAATGCCAACTTATGCTCCCACAGCAAACTTTGATTTTTCTATAGATGAAATAGTTGAAGAGGCTTTTGAACGATGCGGTTTGCAAGATCGTACTGGGTACCAACTTAAAACCGCTCGTCGTTCTTTAAATCTTCTTTTAGCGGAATGGTCTAATAGAGGACTTAATCTTTGGACAATACAAAAACAAACAGCAGCTCTTGCTGCTAATACTATTGAATTAAGTGGAACTGCTTTGTATGGAGCAGCGGCTGCCGATGCTTCTCAAATTATAGAAATAACAGATGTTGTAATTCGGGATTCAAGCAATAATGAATATTCTTGTTCTCCTATTAGTAGATCTACATATTTAAATTACACCGTTAAAACTTCTGGTGGCAGACCAACTCAATTTTATTTTGAAAAAACAATTAATCCTAAATTATTTTTATATCCCGCAGCTGATGCAGCTTACACAGTAGTTTATTATGCAATGCTTAGAATGAAAGACTCTGGTGATTACACAAATAATAATGAAATACCTTTTTCTTTTTTACCATGTCTAACAGCAGGTTTAGCTTATTATATTTCTATGAAATATGCACCTGACAGAGTAATGATGTTAAAAGGTGTTTATGAAGAAGAATTTAGAAGAGCTGCTGACACTAATAGAGAAAATGTTAGCTCTCGTTTTGTTCCAAAAGTTGGTTTAGTAGGAGGAGGTTATTAATGGGAAGATATTCATCAGGTAAATTTGCATTAAGAATTTCAGATCGTGATGGCTTTGCTTATCCTTATGACGAAATGGTTCAGGAATGGACAGGAGCATGGGTTCATCAATCAGAATTTGAACCTAAGTCACCATTACTAAATCCAACTAATCATCCAACTGATGCACAATCCTTACGACATGCTAAACCACAAGTTGTTAGTGTCACTGTACCTTTAAGCGGTATTAGTGATGTTAATCCTGTAACAGGAATTAATGGTAATACTACAGGTATATCTTTAGGTATATCGCAAAATAGTTTTGACACCGAAATGCAAACTATACAACAATTTAATCCTATTCCAGCGCCAGGAGCTATGGAAACAGTTCAAGTAAGAACAATGAGACCTTTATCAAATACAACTCAAGCTAATCAAGACACAAGAGTTATTAGCAGATTAGGTACCGTAACAGTGAGTGTATCATGACAACATATTCTGAATTAGTAGATCAAATAAGAAGTTATACAGAAACATCTAGTGATGTTTTAACGACTACAGTAGTAAATGATTTTATTAATCAAGCAGAGCTTCGTATATTTAGAGAAGTTGATTTAGATATATTTAGAGCTTATGAGTTTGCTACACTTACAGCGTCTAATCCTTTTGTTGCACTTCCTGGAGCTACGCCAACAACTATGGCTTTTGTTCGTTATGCATCTATTTACCAAACTACAGGAACAAGTGCTAATGAAAGAATAAGACTACTTCAAAAAGACGTGTCTTATATGAATGAATATTGGCCTAATAGAACATCTACAGGTCAACCTAGATATTATGCAATGTGGGATCAAAACACAATTTACCTTGCGCCAACTCCTAATCTTGCTTATAACATAGAATTAGCTTTGAATCGTAATGAAACAGGGCTTTCCGCAACTAACACGACAAGTTGGGTTAGTACAAATGCGCCACAAGTATTATTATATGCTTGTCTTATTGAGGCTTTTAAATTTCTCAAAGGACCTTATGATTTACTTGCACAGTACGAAAAAAGTTATAATGAATCCGTACAAAGACTTGCAATTGAACAACAAGGAAGACGAAGAAGAGATGAATATCAAGATGGTGTTATTCGTTTACCTTTGCCTTCACAAAACCCATAGGAGATAAAAATGGCAATATCACAAGCAGTTTGTAATTCCTTTAAAAAAGAATTATTGGAAAGCAAACATGATTTCGCAAACGGTGGTGATACTTTTAAAATTGCTTTGTTCACATCAAGTGCAAGTTTAGGAGCAACTACTACAGCGTATTCAACTTCAAACGAAATT